AACACCCGAATCGGTGGGAACGGAACCAGCGCCGATCAGGCCGCCGGTGATCGCAACGTTGTTTGCATCCTGTACAGACATCGTGCCCAGGCCAGCAATCGAGCCTTCTGCACTGGTGAGGCGGGAGTCAAGGTTCTGACCTTCGAGAGTCGAAACCCGGTCACTCACGTCTTCGATGTCGCTTTCAAGCGAGCCCTGAGCTGAACTAACAGCCGAGCTGATTTTGCTATCCACTTCAGCGGACGAGTCAACGCTCAGGTTCGAGCGGGAAGCAGCAGCGTCAGCAAGGTCGCTGAGATTTGCAGCGATCTTCAGGGACGCATCAGCGCCAGCCTGCGCGGTTGCAGCGGCCGAAACGGCGCTATCGGCAGTGGACTGCGCGGCATCAGCAGCCGATTGGGCTGCGTCTGCAGCAGACTGAGCAGCGTCAGCGGCGCTCTGGGCAGCGTCGGCCGCGCTCTGAGCAGCTACAACATCGCTCTGAAGAGCGTCAACTTCGCCTTCAGCAGTCGAAAGACGGGAGTCAAGGTTCTGCCCTTCCAGCGTGTCAACGCGGGAAGAAACAGCAGCGATGCTGGAAGCCAGCGCGGTTGCGACGTCAGAGCCAGCGGCCAGAGCGTCAGCAATTTCCTTCAGGGTGTCGAGCGTCGCAGGACTCCCATTGATCAGGGCTGCGATGGCGGCGTCCGTGTAAGCGTCAGAGGCGCTTTTGGAGGTCGCAATCTTGCCGTCAACTTCAGCAGAGCTATCAACACTGAGGTTGGTCCGGGCAGCAGAAACGCTGGCGAGATCACTCAGGTTGGAAGCGATCTTCAAGGAAGCGTCTGCACCAGACTGAGCAGCAGCGGCTGCCGTCGTCAGCGTGTCAAGAGCGCCCTGAAGGCCAGTGACATCAGAAATCGTGTGGCTGTGTACCGCACGAGCAAAGGCAGAAGCACTCTCAAAGGTGATGATCGTGCCATCAGTCTTTTTGATGAAGAGCTTCCCGTCAGCCGTGTTAAGGGCAATTTGGCGCAGAGGCAACTCTGCGGACGTTGGGACAACGCCAGAAGTGGCGCTATACTTAAGTAGGAACTGGTTAGCCATATTGGTTTTTGTTTACTGCGTTTGTCCGGGGGAAAGTTAAGGAGCTACGAATGCTCCGTTGATGTAACTCCAGCCGATTCCTGCGCCAGAGTCACCTATTGCGACTGTATAACATTCAGTGGGAGGAGTCCAAGGCGTAACACCATCCCAGATGATGACGTTCTCTACGATGTTTGTAGCTGAACTGATTACTGCGTATTGCATGATTAAAAATAGGTTACAACCACAACAATGCCTTGTGCTCCATTGCCACCTGCGCCTGAATCAAATCCCTGCCCTGCGCCACCTCCGCCTCCTCCAGCACCGTACAGCCCACCATTGCCCCCAGACATTGCTACTGCCGTTTTGCTGGCATTTCCTCCACCCCCTCCACTCCCACCATACGGAAGGTTAGTTGGAACCGAGAATCCATTTTGGCCCACAGGAGTGCCACCGGCCAAGGCTCCGTTGTATATGAATTGAAATCCTCCAACACCACCGTTTGCAACTGTTCCACCGGCATTGACGCCTCCCCCAGCACCACCTCCACATCCAGATGTTACGTTTCCACCTCCGCCACCGTTTCCAAATGTTTGAGATCCCGCAGAGCTTGCAACTGCTCCACCAGAGCCGCCAATAAAAACTGCCCTCGTCGAGCCTCCACCCGTGACTGGAATTGGAGTGGTTGCGGAAGTTCCGCCCCCGCCAAATGATCCTCCACCTGCATATGCCCACAGACCTACAGCACTTGCGCCACCCGCTGTTCCGTTAGCTCCGTTTCCTGCGTTTGCCAATACAAAAGCCCCACCATTTCCGGCAGCGCCAACAGTAACAGTTTCAGTTGCGCCCAAAAAACTTGCGTCTATCGACACAAATGTCCGCCCGCCTCCGCCGCCACCCGCACCACCGCCGGCAGCCGTTCCGCTGGGCGAAGAGCAACCAGATCCTCCTCCTGCACCACCACCAATAACATGCATTTCAACAACTTTAGCCCCAGCAGGCTTCGTCCATGTGCCACTCGAAGTAAATACCTGAACAATTGTCGCTGCTGGCACACCCAAAGCGGTTCTTGCAGCAGCGTTGTTGGCTGACTGCATGAAAGAGTCAATGTCTGCGGAAACCGTGAGATTTGGCATGGCTAGGGTCGGATGTAGATTGAGGTGCCGTCAGGGCGTCTAAACTGAGATGTCCCATCGGGACGCAGGTAAGTGAATGTAACGACAGGAGGCACTCCACCAGCCGTTGCAGGAGTCTTGGACCGGCGCCTTGACAGGAAGCGGATCATTACAGCCCGATGCCTTGGAGGATGTGAAGCGAGCCAGGGCCAGCAGGAGAGATGAACGAGACAGTGTCATCATCCTGATCCTTGCCAATGCTCACCTGCGAGCCCACCAGCACCGGATAGCCAGAGGTCGTTGCAGGAGCGCCGCTGCTGGCAGTGCCCACCCGCACATAGACAACAGTCGAGCCAAGGTTGGTGAACACAACGGACTCAGATGTGAATCCAAGAGTCACAGAGGCAGAGGTCACATCTGGCGTAACCGTGACGCCAAGGTTGTAAGCGGGTTGAAAAGCGAGGCCCATAAATTTAGTAGTTATCCAACACGATACCAATTACTCAGAATTGGTTCAAACTTCATCAGGAAGAAGCCGTTTGCAGCCAGTGACGTAGGAGCGCCAATCACGTTTGCACCATTGCCAAGCACAGTAAGCGTGCCAACAGATTGCGTGCAGTTTACCAGCACTTCCTGACCTTCCTGCACGTTAATGAGTGCCGGCATCGTGATTGTGCCAGTAGCAAAGCCTGCTGTGGGCGTAATAACGAGCCATGCGCTCTGGCTTTCGGCCGCAACAGCTACAGACCAGCCAGTCGCAGAGGGGGCAAAGTATTGAATGGTCTTGTCTCCAAGAATGCCGTCTCCACCACCAAACTCTTCTGTGGCGTTGATGATGTAGTCGTAAACGGACTGGGCGAGAACCCGGTAGTCCTGTCCATTGACGTTGACGGCAAAGTTGGTCGATGCCGTGACCGTGTCTATAAGTGAAAGGCGTTCAATGGACATACTAAGAGTTCCTGAAAAGGATTTGGCCGTTATCCTGCACTTGTATTGGATCTAAGTGCGGTACATCTACAAATACACGCTCTGTGCGCTTGTATCCAGCCCCAAGTGGTAGTGTTTTGTCGTATTGTTGCTCAATTGGAGCCGCAGCTTGAATCAAAAGCTGGTCATACGTCAGCTTGGCATTCGCTTTTGTGTCAGGAGACAGCGATTTGCCGTAAGACGGTGCCAAGCGAACAGCTAGGTTAAGCACCAGGGCCTCGTTGGCCTGCATGGGCGTATCAACCTCTTGGTCGATATTGCTGTTCTCAGGACTAATCGGCAGAGGATAGCCAATACGGATGTTTTTCAGATACCAAGAAGCCACCATCAGATCAAGGCGCCTGAGTGCGCTCTCAAACTGATCTGCGGTCAGATCAAAGACGTAAGATGCAAGGCCCATCTCCTCGAAGGCCTGCTCAATGATCTGTTTCTTGGTGTAGCCCATACTATTTAGCCAGTGCTTCGTCGATTAACTGCGCGATTTTCTTATCAGAAAACCGGCCATCAAACTTAATGCCAAGCTCAGTAGCCTTTTCCTCAAGTTCCTTGCGAGTAGGAGGTGCAGTGTCATCTTCTTCTGTGACTTCTTCTTTGTCTTGAGGCTCAATCGCTTCTGAAAGAGATGGAAACCAGCCCTCTTTGAGCTTGGCTTGCAGTTCTTCAGCGTTGTTTACGCCTGTAAAATCGTAAGTTCCATATGGGCGCACATACTTGCCCGGAACTTTGTAAACCAAAGCAGGAAACTCAGTCATTTCTTAAGCTTCCCAACGGGTTTGCCTGCGGCTTTCTTTGCTGTGCGAGCTGTGCTCAGAGCAATCGCAATGGCCTGCTTTTGAGGGCGGCCAGATTTCATCTCCTTACTGATATTACTGGAGATTGTTTTTGGGGAATAACCTTTTTTCAGGGGCATAAGTGTTTCATACACAAAAGGGAGGGCGGAGTCAACCACCCTCCCTCTGTGAATCAGGTTGTTTAGACCTGGCCGAACAGGATGATCCCGCTCATTTCAGGCTGCTTGTTCACAACTCCGAAGAGCGTGTCGAGCCTGTAACGGGTCTTCATCGTGTTGATGTCGTACTGCTTCTGCATGACCAGTTCGATGCCCTGATCGGTGGAAGCACGCATCACGTTTGCGCCGGCGTCCGAAGGCACTGCATAGCGACCGGGGAGGATTTCGATCGCGTCCTTCTGCCAGAAGCAGTTGATAGGAGCTGCCGCAGTGTTAAGGAACACAATGGCGCTGTTGGATGCCTTCGTGTTGACCACACAGTTCTGGTACTCAGCCGAAGCTGCAGCAGGAACCTGGTTGGACACGATGCCGGGGCTAATCACCATCTGGGTGCTGTTGGTCACGCTGATGACGCGGAAGGTCTTCAACTGGCCAGTGTCACCCTTGGTGATGTGATGCACTGCATTCACAGCAGCGATCGTGAAGCAGTCGCCAGCGGCAACGCCGGTCGTGCTCGACACGGTCACCGTCTGGTAGCGGTTGTCCACGTTGAGGCGCTCTGCGGTCGTCGGGGACGAGGTCACCGCTTTCGGAATCTGGTAGTTGTTCGCGGAGTCGCGAGTGTCGATGGTAATGCTAGAGCCGGCAGCAGCACCAATACGGTTCGCATAGTCCATCTTGAAGGTGTCGAAGCTCGCGACCTGGCCGATGTAGGCGCGGTCGTAAGCGGTCAACGCCTTACCAGCCAGCGTCTGACGGCCGGCGAGGTTGTTCGCCATGCCGTTGTAGTCGCGGGTCGAGAGCGCCAGATAACGCGAATCGAAGTTCACGCCCTGCTCGTTGAAGATGGCTTCGCACTGGGCGACGTCATCAAACCCGGTAGCAGCCGAGAGGCGCTTCACAACGAGTGTTCCCTGAGCGGAAGCCACGTTGAGGACTGCGACGTTGATGTCGGACGCCAGCTTCTGCTTGGCCGAGTCACCGAGGCGCTGTTCCTGAAGGGCGTCACGCAGTTCAGTGGCCGTCATAATCCACGGCACAGACTTGTTGAACCCGATGGTCGCGGGAACCGCAAGCTGGGTGTAATCGAGGAAGTTCGAGGTCATGTCAGTGCCCGAGTACGAGCGGCTGATATAAGGCTGCGGCCTCCAGATGGTGTTGTTGGTGCGTTCCATCATCGTCTGATCCGTGGTGTAGATCGAGACGTTGCGGGACAGGACAAGGGCGTCTTGGAAACCTTCAAGGAGGTTTTCAAATGCTACCCGTTCTTCTTTGCTAAATGCGTTAGCCATATACTAGGATTGGTTTTTTAACTGGCGTTTGAAGGCAATTACTTTCGTCATGTCGCCGGTGCGTGCTGCCTCTTCACGCAGCCGTTCCAACTGTGCGTTGGACGAGTCAAGACTACCGTTTCCGTTAATCTTTTTTTCAGGAGGAGGGGCTTGTTTTCGAGAGGTCACAGTCAATTGGGTTTCTAGTTTTGCTACAGCAAATGCGAACTTAACAGGATCAGTGATCTCACCAAGTTCTTTTGCTTTCTTTGGATTCTTGCCCAAAGCATACACAACTATTGCCGGGTTTTGAGCACCCTGAAGAATGATTCCCTG